TAGTAAAAAGTCCAATTATACGTTTGATAGGTGCCATAAATGCATCTTCATTTTTATGAGTGAAATTATACCACCATTGAGCATTATCCATCATTCCAGGTTTGTTATATTTTTTAGCAAGCCATTTAAACATCTTAGCTAGCATATTTGCTACTGTGTTAGATAGTAGTACATATCCTATTATACCTACAATAGCTGCTTCGTTTACTTGTCCTTCTTTGGATTCTATATCTTCTTTATTAGCTTCAAGTTCTTTTTCAACTGCTTGTGCTAGCTTCGTAGCCATTGCTGCCATTCCTGGTTCAACAGCATTTTCTTCTTTATTTTCGAATAGTATATTCTGAAGTTTCATTAAGCTCTTAGTATATCGTTGATAATAGAATCTAATCCGCTATATTTGTTTAGTTTCTGTTTACCTTCTTGTAAAGATATTGGATTCATAAACGCACCATGTGTAGACGGATTAGAAACAAAGTCCCAGCATACCAATTCAAAGTCTGGTTGAACTTCTAAAGTACCTTCATTAGTTTGAGTAACTGAACCTGTACCTCTGGATGAGATCCCTATTGTATGTCCTGCTTTTATAATCTCTTTTACAATGTTTCCGGCTGGTGTGTTTAGTAGTTCTACACGTCCCATAAGATCGTTTCCTTTCCACCATAACTCTTTTACTATATGGGAGGCGTTCTTTAAGGAGACAATGGGAGATTCAGGGTGATCAAGTTCTCCGAATGCATTACCATTCTTCACAAACTCTTCTATATACTTTGATGATTCTCTTTCTAATATAGCTTTACTATAAGTACGGCCATTTTGATTTTTTGCGATTGCTCTTTGCATTACGCCTTCCACTTCATATACTCCAGGTTTCTCTTTTGATTCCCTTAATATAGATTTAAATGGTGTTACTTCTATTAATAGTTGTGCCATAGTCTTACTTTTTAGTCTCTCTTAATGTTCCATTTAGAGGTGCTGAATAGACTGTCTGTTTTTCGTCTTCTCCTATATTAGGTACTCCTACATCCTGTCTATCTAACTCTCTTTTAGATATAACTTTTACTTTAGGGGTATCTAGTCCTTTAGTAAATCCTGATTTAGTAACAGGTCTTAAGTCTTTATTAAAAGCTGATTCTATAGCTGGAGCTAGAAATCCTCCAACTTTTAATCCTTCTTCATTTCTAATGTCTCCTAATGTATGGTAGACCTTCTGTATCTTTGTTCTTGTCTTGTCATAGTACGATTCTATATCTGTTACTACGTCTTGCAGTTGTATAATAGCTGCTTTCATTCCTTCAAAACCGCCGTATTGCTCAGCAAACTTTGCTAATTCATTTGTAGCTGCTTCGTTGATTGTTCCTTCTTCTAATACTTTAGAGATTATTGCTTTGATATTTTCTTTTACGATTTCATCTTTACCCATTGCTTTTTTAATAGCTTTGTCTTTAGCATGTTTATAATTGTCTCCATCAACATCTCCGTCTCCGTCAAGATCTTTACCCTTCTTTTCTTCAAGATTCTCAACCATAAGTTGAGTCTCTAAATAACTAAGTACATCTTTTTTAGCAAACTCTATCATACCAGGCTCTGTCATTGGTCCCATTTTCCACTCTTCCCAGGCTTTAATTAACATATTAACACCTTTATCAAACATAGGTCCCATACTCTCTACATATCCTCCAGTTTCGTAGTCATTTTCTGTTACTACTTTTCCACCTTTAGTCTTCTTTCTTCTACCTTCTGCTATTTTACCGTATGTTTTAGATCTCCTACCTTCATTTGCACCATGCATAATATCAACACCTAAGTTATAATGCTCTCCTAAAGCATACATTACCTCTTCTGCTTCTTCTGCTTCTGTAGTATCGTTATTTTCTGCTCTATCTTGAATAAGAGAGATAAACTCCTGTAAGCTACCTACTCTTTCATTTACTACTACTTCTGCTTCTTCTAATTGTTTTCTACTTGGATCTGCTCCTTCGTTAAAACTAACTAAAGTTTTCTTAATAGCTTTTTTAAAGTTTCTTAAGTGATCTAATGCTTCTACTTTATCTTTTTCTTTTATAGAATCAATAGCGTATGATAAATGACTTCCTTCTGAGTGGTAATTAACATCTTCAAATGAATCAAATAATGATTGAAGTGTTTCAATAGGCGTATTAAGTCTAATTTTTAGTCCAAACTCTAACATACCTTCGTAATCAAACTCTTTTGAGAACATATCTCCAGGTTTAAAGTTCTTTACTACTTTATCTTCCTGTCCATATTTCTCTATATCTTTCATCTGTTGATCAGACATTGCTTCTTCTACTTCTACTTCTTCGTCGTAACTATCTCTATTGATAGTTTCATACTCATTATAGTTAAACCAAATATCTTCAATATTATCTGTATCTATTTCCCCTGAAAATATATCGTCTTTATGTGTTCTAATAAAATCTAATGCTTGATCTGTATTAATCTTATACCCTTTATCGTCACCTGTAATTGTTAGTGCATCAATGACTTTTCTCATAGCCATTTTTCTGTCGTGGTTTACTGTTCTTTTTCCATCTATACCTGGTTCAGTAGGTATTGGTTCTGCTTCTGAGATTTTCTCTTCTAAGTATGCGTTTGTAATATCTTTATAGTCAACTTCTTCTTCTTGTCCATCTTGATCAACTGCAAATACTGTATCGTCATGCCACATAGCAGCATTATCATCATTATTAGAGTTTGGATTGTATATGATTAACTCTCTTCCATCCCTTAATTGAATAAAGGCATCATCTGCATTTCCTAAAGCTTTTAAAAGAGTATCTTTAGTATAATTCTCTTTTAAGTCTGCTTTTTTAGTTCCGTTGAACGTATCTACCTCTTTACCTTTTTTAAACTCTACTGGTTTATCATGTTTATCAACTTTAGAAGATTCTCCTGCTAATAAATTAAGGTAGTGTAAACTATCTTTCTTCAAATTAACTAAAGCTTTATCCTTAGCCTTTGCTAAGTCTTCTTCAGATACTTTGTCTTGAGACATAAGTCCCATTGCTTCAAGTTCAAAATCCGTACCTCTACGAATTGCCTCGTCGGATAGGTTGTAAACTTTTTCATCTGCTTTTTTAGCATCAGAAATCATCCCCTTACTTTTAAGAATTGATACAGTATCTTCAAATCCGTTGAATTGAGATATTAAATTTGGCAATGCCATGCGAGCGTCTCTAACGAATTGTGTTTTGTTAAACGTTTCGTTTACTACTCCTCTATACTTTTCTGTTAACGTTTTCATCTAAATATTCAAACATTTTAGTGTTATGTGGTCTTTTATTTTTTAACTATCTTATAACCTAGTCTTTCAGCTTGTTTAGTAGCTCGGTTTTTCTTATTCCCTTTACTAAAAGCAAAAGGAGTCTGGTACCCTGCTACACCTGCTGTTGAACTTAGTTCTTCGATTACCTCTCTTACAGCTTTTAATACTACACTTCGTTTCATAGTTTACGCATTTCGTTAACTAAGTCGTAATATTGCATTAAATTTATAAGGTGGTTATCGCTAATTTTTTCAGTCTTCTTTAAAGTCTTAATACTCTTAAGTACTTCTTGTAGTTTAATCTGTACTACTTCATCTTTTATCTTAGATGCTAATTCATTTACTTCAGCTCTAATTTTTTCTACTTCTTCATTAACTAAAGTTCTTAACCTTGTTTTTGAATTTACTGATGTAATAAATTCTTTAAGTATATTTTTCTGTTCCGGTAAAAGAGTTTTATAGTTATTGTTGAACTTTTCAAGAAGTATTTTATATGTTAATAATCTTAAATCTTTATCATATTTTGAGTACTCCTCTATTAACGTATCTTTTACAGTATCTTTATCTACTTCGGAAGAAGTTAAATGCTCTAAGATTGTAAATTTATTATTTACTAAGAAATCTGGATTAACTAATGTATCGTTATTTTGTGCTTCTAATAGGCAGTATAATGCTGCTAGAGGTTTGTAATCTCTAACTGATATAGCAAAGAAATCTTCTATGTTGTAGTTTTCTTTAATTTCCGAGATTAGTTTATATTTTGATTCTCTTAAAGTTTTTTGGTTAAGTTTCCTTGAAATCTCTGTTATAGAGGAAATCACAGTTTCAGCTTTTGCTTCACTTAAGTTATTATTCTTTAAGATATATTCGTATAATTTTAACTCTTTTGCTATTACGGTATTTCCGCCAAAGTACTTCTTTAATATACCTACAGCTGCAGATTCGTTCTTTGAGAGCGTATCAGCTGCTATTTGTTTAACTAACAATTCGTAAATTAAACCAGTATTCTTAAACTTTGAATGTTTTATCTTCATAATATACGGTTACTATATATAAATATGGGTTAGTCCTCTAAATCTTTAAGTTGATTTTCATCTAATAGCTTAGAAGGGGTTTCTTTTGTGGATTCAAATATCATTTCCTTACTGTTTTCGAATGAATCTTTAATTTGATGATATATAGTTTGTGCTTTATTTGTATTTAATTCTGCAACATTTTCATTATCTGATTCGAAACCTCCATGCATTCCATGTACTCCTAATCTATCTCTTCCGCCCATAGGGTCTGCATTAGTTCCGTAAATTGATGCTTTTTCTTTCGGTCTTCCACCTTCAGGTCCTATTTCGTTATAACCTGGTGGTACTGATCCAGGTCCTCCGCCTTTTTCTGTTGATGTTGCTCTTCTACCGTACATAGAAGCTAAATCATGTGGTGTACCGTAAGATCTTCCTGATTTAGCAGGATCATTTCCTTCTGCTTCTACTTGTGCTATTCTAAATGCTCGTTTAGCATCCTCTCTTACAAGCTCTCTCATTTCATTATATTGATCCTCAGATAAATTAAATATGTGGTCATATATGTAATCAGTAGAGAACATTTTAGAGTCTTTCATTTGATTAGCTAAATCAATCTTCTCTTTAAGAAGTGCTACTTTTTCTTGTTCGTATACTACTGATGGGTTCGTTAACTTGATTTCAAAGTTTGTTAAGCTTTCTCCTGTAAATCCTTGAGTATATAAATGTACTAAGGCAATTTTTGTTAATTCAGATTCTACTATCTTTTGTATTCTTTCAACTGTTCTAGCAAATCTTATATCTTCTGCTGCTAAAGTAGCTTTACCACTTAAATCTCCTTCATATCCAAAATATGCTTTTGGTATTTTTAAAGCAGCAAACATTTTAGCCTGTAAGTACTGTATATCATTAGTACCATCGTAGTCTAATCCTTTAGTAGTTTCTATTCTAGTAGAAGCATCTCCTCCTCTTACCGGTACGTAGAAATCCTCCATCATGTTCTGCATGTTAAACTTCAAGTTATATTGTCCTGTTTTAGGATCAACATAAGGAGTTTTTTTCATTCCATTAACAGTCTTTTGCATAAACTGATCAACTTCTGCTGGAGGTATAGAACCAACATTAACAAAGAAAGTACGTTTTTCTGGAGCTCTCATTATACGGTGAATTAACATCGCATCTTCCATTAACGTAAGTTGTTTAAATATTTTTCTAGCTGGTTCAATAAAAGATCTACCGTAAGGTAAGTAAGCATGATCTGATATTAATCTAAAGTGTGCTACTTCGTAATTATCTAAGACTACAGCTTTAGAATCTCTTTTTGGTATGTATGTAGGGTCTTGAGAAGAAGCAAGCCCATCTGGGTCAATTGTGAATTGCACTTGGGCGGGTTTTTCCGGATCTGCTCCTTCGTGTCTACTCATATTATAAACCGTATAAGGTAGTACGTTATAGACTCCGAATTTTTCTGCTACTTCTAATTTTAAAAAGTAATCTCCATGCTTACACATTCCTCTAACCCATGACCATAAATTAAATTCAATATTTAATACATCATAAAAAAGGTTATATAATACTCTTTGTAAGTTTTCGTCTGAAGATTTAATTGAAAGTACTTCCCCCATATCGTTTTTAAGCGTAGCTTCATCTGCTAATATATCTAATGCTGAAGCTATTATAGGGTCTGTATCCATTGCTTCGTAATCAGAGTATAACTGTATACGGAGAGATTGGTAATTAAGGTTAGGATTAAATAGATTTTTGTTATTGTATATATGTAATCTTGAGAACCTATCCACTAAAGAATTAGTTTCAAAATTACCAGTTGTCTGTATTTTATTAATATCAGCTACCTTTAGTTCGGTTCCGCCGATGTTTCTAATTATTACATCTGATGAGAAGAGTCTCTGTAGTCTTGGAAATAATGATTTATCTGCCATTCAATGAATATTTTAATTCAGTATATATTATAAATAGCTCCTTTATAATAACCAAGATATATCTTCTTGTTCACCGAAGCCATTATCTATAAGATAAGGATTATTTTGTTGGGAACCAACTGATCTCATGATTCCTTTATTTTGAAGGTTTAAATTTTGAAATGAGGATAACTGTGCTCTTGCTAAATCCATTCCTTGTTGACGTAACCTTAAAGCAGTATCCCTTACGTATAGTGCTGTTGCGCATGCTATTAGTAAATCATCATTATATCCTACTTGTGCTTGAGGTTTACCGTTTTTCCATACAAATACTCTCATTTCACCTATTAACCTCTTTGATTGTATTGTAACTCCTCTTTCTCTAATATATTCAATCATCTTAGCTATTACTAGTGGTCTGGTTCTAACTGACATTGTAAAGCCTGGTACTAGTTTATCTCTTTCAAATTTAGTCATATAGGACTCTACTGTTTCCATTTGAGATGTAGAGCTGTAATATATGTTACTATACTGTCGTTCCATTATCTGTTCTATAGTAGCCCATCCTATATTTGCATTTTCTACTACTAAAAGTGCTTGATTGTATTCTGTTGCAATACCTACCAATACGTTGCCGTAATCTTTTGGGGATAGTTTACCTTTATACTCTCCTACCTGTGTTGCTGTTTCTACATCAAATATATGGAAGGCGGAATAATCAGCTGAGTCTCCTCTAGCTACATCGGCTACAACCATATATGATTTTGTATAATCAACTCCTTCCCATATCCAAAGGTTAGTATCTACTCCTCTTTTTTCAAGAGGTTCTTTAAGGTAAGTTTGTTCGTAAAACATCATATCATCTGGTTCGAATACTGTATCTCCAGATGCTAAGAAGTCACAATCACATTCCTGTCCTGCCATTCTAGGACCTAAGTCTCTATCTTGTTGGTCTCTCCATTCTTGATCTCTCTCAGGGTGTACTGTCCAAGGTAACCTTATAGGTAGAAATGAATTTTCTCCTGATTCAGCTTTATCCCAAGTTTTGTGGAACCAGTTTCCAATTCCGTTAGGAGTTGATAGTGCCATACACTGTCCACCAGTTGCTAAGGTTTGTTGTGCAGCTGTAAACGTTTCTTCAATGTTATCAATAAAGGCGGCCTCATCAATAAGTAATAAGGAAACTGCTTCGGATCTTGCTGCGTCCGCATTAGATGATTTAGCTGTAATTTTTGATCCATTTTTTAATCTTAAGGATAATTTATTTTTTTCTAGTGCTGGTAGTTTTAACCATTTTGGAAGCTGGTCGTACATAAACATAGTTTTAGAAACTAAGTTACGTGCAGTTGCTTGAGTTGTTGCTAAAGCTAGTACGTTCTTATCTTTATGAAACAACATTAACCATAATGAGTAACCTGCAGCTAGAGTTGATATACCTAGCTGTCTAGATTTTAAAGTAATAAGAAATTGATTATCTCTAAATAAATGTAGTACTTTACCTTGAAAAGGGTAAAGGTTAAATAGTATTCGACCTCTAGTAGGATGCTGTATGTAACAGTATTTCCTCATGAAGTACTCTGGATCTTTAGCACACTTGATGTACTCTTGTGCTATGATCTTTTTTATGTCTTTTGCCATAACTACTTTGCTTTGTAATCACACATTATATGTGATGGGTACAATTTGCCTTGTTTATTTCTGATATTGATTTTAAACCTATACTTCTCAGATTCAAAAACAATGTCTATTCTTTTACCAATACCTGTTTTACCGCCGTATTGTATCTCTATACCGGATATAGGTTCTGATGCTTGCTTATTATATTCATCACCAACGAAGAAAAATTCAGTCTTCTTACCTCCTTTTAACATGAAGTACCCTGTACCTATACCGCTTTCAACTAAATTAAATAGTTTTTCTTTATCGTAATCATTAGTGGCTTTGTGGTATTCTGTAAAGTTGGTACCTGTCTTATCTTCTCTATACTCGTTAAAAACTCTACAGAATAATTCATTATCAATTCCAAAGGTCTCTAGTAGTGCCACTCCGTCTGGTGTATCTATTTTACCGTCTAGAAAATCATCTTTTGGGAAAACACTGACTGCTACTCCTGCATTAAAAAATGTTAAAGTCCCACCGTAC